GGAACACGGTCAACGGGACTTGATGCAAGGTCAGCGCCTTTGTCACCGTCGTACAGTTTGATCGTTCTTCGTTCGATGTGCTTGATCAAGTAATAATTTTTACCACCGTTGGAAAAGTTGTTATAATTCCATGATATTTGCAACGGTGATATATTAACCGAATTCATTTTGATACATTTTAATTCAAGCCATATAGGTCTTTTATTCTTAATTCCATATAAATCAGGAACGCCCCCGCCGTGACGGTTTTCTACTCGTTGCCAAAAAGCGCCCTTAATATTTTTAATAATATCACGCCCGAAAAGGCTTTCAGGCTTGACCGTCATTTCCCAATATCTCCCGCGATATGATGTCTTACAAATTGCCCATAAGGTAAGGTCTTAACCCATTGCGTTAGTTTCACGGCGTCGGTTCTATCCTGTTTTTGCTTTGAAGTATCCGACCAAGCAAAGCGGGTGAAACCTTGTCCCGCATAACAACCGCCCTTTTCAGATTTTCCTACTTTCTTTTTTTGGCTACCGTGAGCAACAAACTTAATAATGTAATTTCTTTTTATCCTAGCGCAAAGAGGTTCACCACTACCGCAATTTTGACAAGTGATTTTTTTATTATCCTCAGCGGGGCATTTTACAAACTTAACGCCGTTTATATTGTCGACTTTGTCGGACATTGTAGAAGGTGCTGTGTAAGTAGTTTCGTGACCGTCGTTGAAACTGTTCAGAGCTTGGACAACTGTATCGGCAGAGTAATTTATCACCGTTTTATTTTCTTGATTGTTTGGAATCTCTTTATGATCAAAATGTGTATATGTCCACGCCTTGCCTCTTTTTGGAACTGCATTAATTAAAGCGTTTAAATATTCTTTGTCTATCTTATTTGATGAATTGTCAGCGTCAGGATTTAAAGAACATGAAGCGGGACAAGTTGAGTACATAGAAGCCCCCGCCCTGTATGTGGTCGCGATAGCTCCCGTTTTTCTATTAGATGAAAAATTAACTAATTTTAAAGACATGGTTTTTTATTCCTTTCTTAATTATCCCATAATCTTATTATTATATGATAACTTGTCAAGTCATTTAATAATATATTTTTGTTTTTTCTTCAACTTCCATAAGTTCACTAGAAAGATCATCACAAAAACTTTCAATGTTACCTTTTTGCAACGGGTTTAACGTTGGATTGTTTTTAACTATATCCAATTTCATTAAAGCTTCTTCTATTTCGTCATATAATTGTGAATTGTCGTCAATTTCTTGTTGTTTTAGTTCGCTTATTTTTCCCATTTTCGTCCTTTCTTTATAGAGAGATGAACACAGACCAATCTTAACGCCACACCTAGAGGATCAGTTAAGTAAATACCACCGTCAATAAAGACGGGTGCAGTCGTGCCATTACATTCTGTGTTCATATCTTATATATATGAGATAAAAGTAAAATGTCAACCCTTAAAATAAAATTATTTTATTCTTGTATTATCCCATATTAATATTATATAAATAATTAAGAAAATGTTTTCTAGGGGTAAGTAATAAACGGAGTTATTCGGCTTACTTATCCCGACCGCGTAGAAATTAGAAAGGACTAAAAATGAAGATAATTAAAACTGAAGGAACAAAAACAAGTGTTGGTTCATTTATGATTTATGATGATAAAGGTAATGGTGTTTGTGATGAAAATGGAAATAATGCTTGGGATACTTATGAAGAAGCTGAAAGAGTTTTGAAGAGTGAGAAAAGAAATACTATTGTATATGATACGCAAAATGAATTAGCTGATATGACGGTTAATGATTTTACAAATCTAATAGATAAACATGATTTAGGAATAGCAGAACTTGATGCAATGTTTTATGACTTGCTAGAGATACTAGTAAAAGAAAGGACTAAAAATGAATAAAAAGGAAAGTATCATACAAGACATAAGAGATTTAAGAGATGATGACTCTCATGTATGCCCCGCTGATAAAGATGATTACTTAGAATGTACTTGTACAAAGTATGATCATGTTATTGACAAGTTGGAGAACTTTACAACTGAACTTAAAGATAAAATAATTAATTTAAGTATATCAGTTGCTTGTATGATTGATGACATAGATGAGGTCAAACAAAAAGATGTAGAACATATACAAGACTTAACAACTCAACTTGAGAATATAGTTGACTCTAATACAGAAAAGAGGTGGGACTGATGACTAACAAAGATAGAGCAGAAAAAATACAAAGATTACTTGGTCTACAAGATGACGGTAAAGCAGAGTATGCAAGAGTTGCAGACGTAATTTGCGATTTAAGACATTATTGTGATTTGCATAAAATTGATTGGCAAGATGAAAAGTCTATGTCATATGATTTTTATGACGCAGAGACTTATCAAGAAGTACCTTTGACTAAAAAAGAAAGCATAATTATAGCTAGTCAAGACTATCTAAGGGTTCGTTTGCCTTTTGATTATGACACATGGACAAAAGAGGTACTTCTAAAATATATACAATCTAATTTATTAGATAAATATACTACCGAACGAGAAACCTATAAAGTAATAACTGATAATGCAGAAGAATTTTGGGAAATTATTTTAGACAAGGCAAATTGGTATAAAAAAGGGACGCAAGAATGACTTTAGCAATACTCATACTTAACATTCTCAATTTATTAGTGATTTGTTTTATTGCTTTTATGATTTTTATTATTGGAGAACGGCAACACAAAGATAGAAGAGGGAGGAAAGAATAATGTTTTTATTAATTTGGTGGAAGTTTGTTATTCTTCTTCTTTTGATTTGGATTCTAGCTCTACTTCGGTGACGTCCGTATATTCTATTTCCATACCAATAGACTCACCATTTACAATATTTTGGCTACGAACTTCTTTTAGCTTTGCTTCAAGTTCGGGCCTCGACATATTATCTAGAGAAGCAGTTACAACTTCCTTTCGATCTACATAAAATCCTGCCAACTGACCACGTCGGTATTCTGCTACAATCGCAGGACCTAGTTGACCATTCTCAACTGCAGTCTCTCTTAGTCTAGCTAATTCTCTAGCGTGTTTAACAAAATCAATTTTACTAGCCTCCGCATATTCTTTTTGCAAAAATTCAATCGCTTCTACAACTTTAGGAAACATCTTAGGATTGCGTAAGTTACAAGCCATTTGAGTCGCTGAGTTCTCAGAGTAACCCGCTTGTTTTGCACAGTCAGTAGGAGTCATTCTCCCATTTTCTTTTACAAAAGTAAGAACAAAAGCTCTTTGTTTTGGTGTTAATTGTTTATCAATATCCATAATTATTATTTACTATATATACATAGAAAGTAAATATATATATAAAAAATGTATTTCAATGAAAAAACCTCAGTCTGTAAGACTGCTACTATTGTTGTATATCAACTGTTTTAAAAATCATCTATCCCAAGGTTACGTAACCTGAAACACAGACGTAACCTAAAACGTAACCCTACTACTGTTGTATATCAACTATTCTAGCCTAAAGTTACGTGGTTACGTCAAATTCACGATATTTCAGAAATATTTTTTTCATTTTACTTTTGAAACATCTATATAAACTGATAATATGTAACCATGAATAGAAATGAAATAGAAGAATTTTACGGGGACGACGAACCAGATATACTTTTTGCAGATGGATTTGACTCTGCAATTTTGGGCGTGGTCCAAGATCCGTGGCACGAGAACACTACACGAGTTCTCTACAGTATAGAACTTATATTAAAAGAACTTATGGGCGATAATGAAATGACCTATGAAGATGCATCAGAATACTTTGAATTTAACATCAGAGGCTCTTATATGGGAAAATATACACCCTTATTTCTAGATACATAACTAATCATGAGCGAAAAATTCAAAAATCCAATTTCGGCCCCGTTAGTCTTAATCGAATGGTTTGATGCAAAAGATGGAGATACAGGTTGGCATCCAGTAGAAGAAATTTTTCTTGAAGAATTAGCCACTTGCCAATCGGTCGGTTGGCTGATAAAAGATACAAAGTCCCAAATAACTATTATGAGTGATTACTGTGAATACAACGAAGAGAAAGATGGCGGTAGACACATAACCATTCCTGGGAGTTGGGTAAACAAGATTATATATTTAGAACCAAAGAAGGAGACAGAGAAATAAGATGGATATGACAAGACTTTTAAAATCAGTGCGCGACCATGAAGGGTATCGCAATATGGTGTATTTAGACACGCTAGGCAAGAGAACTGTGGGCGTCGGCCACCTTTGCGTGGAAGACTTTTGGGAAGATGATAAAGAGTACGACGAAGAGTTTTTAATGGAGACTTTAGAAAAGGATCTAGAGAACGCTATCTCAGGTGCAGAAGAATTGCTTGGTGAGTACACGGTCCATGATCAGTGTAAAGAGCTTATTGTAGAAATGGTCTTTCAAATGGGTAAAACAGGTGTGTCCAAGTTCCCTGCTATGTGGAGAGCGCTCAAAGAATCTACACCGCCAGATTATAAAACGGCGTCAGTTGAGATGCTTGACTCCAGATGGGCTAAACAAACTCCTAAAAGAGCCAAAGCCATGGCTAAAAAGATGGCAAGTCTTGCTTAAAGTAATAAAAAATAACAAAAAACTAGAAAAAAAAGAACTTATCCCTTGGTATATTAGTCCAGACAATAAAGATGTCATAGTTTATTACGAAAAAGAAAAAATAAACGATTGGTGGAAAAAAATACCAAAGGTAAGGTTCTAATGGAAGAAGAAAATATCTTAGAAGAGATTTGTGTTCTTTGTCATGAAGAGTTCGAAAATTGCGAATGTCACCACCCGCTATAAAATATTCCTTCTTTGATAAGTCTTTGGAAACTCATTATAGCTAATATATTCTTTTAAAGCCCAACGCCAATCTTTACCATATTCTGCCTTACAATAGTTAATAAGATCCTCTTGCGGGTCCTTATTGTCAGCAAAAAAATTGCTAAAGAAGTTTAGGAAGTGGTTCTTGGCACTGTTTGTGAGATTCATCA